GTCATCCCGTTCCCGATCCCGGTTCCCCAGGCGGCAGCGAACAACAACTGGACCGCAACAGTCAGCGTCAACGCCGGCGCGGTGCACATCACGGCCGTGTTCATCAAGAACCTGTAATGCCCAAGCCGGTCTTCATACCGCTCGCCGCGGGCGTGCAGACCGAGCTTGCCGATCAGCTCGTTCAGCCGGGAGCGACGCTGGTGTCGGAGAACTGCGCCTCCGACCAGACGGGGATCGCACGGGTGAGGCTCGGGGCTGACATCCTGTCGACCTCGAGCCAGGCCACGATCCCGAACGCCGGCACTCTGCCGTCCGTCTGGCAGCTCGCCGCCCTCGACGGGTCGCTGGTGCGATTCAACCGGTCGCCCGAGCCGCTTCACGTCTGGGCCCCATCTCCACAGGCGTGGGTCCGTAACTCACCGACGAGCGGCGGGATCATCAGCTACCGCCGGGGACCGGTCAAGGTCGACACGACGACCGTCTTCGCGCAGACCCAGGTGGCACAGAACGTCCGCGTTCCACAGGTGGCAGTCGGGACGAATGCGATCGTCGAGGTGTACGACGACACGGCGGCCGGGGTTGTGGTCACGATCCTCGATCGCGTCACGCGCAAGCCGCTCACGACGACACGGACAGCGGGCGGGGTAACTCCGCGGGTGATCGTCGTGGGGAATCGGGCCGTGGTTGCCTACGCGCTCGGCGGCAACCTGCAAGTCGATGCCTACGATCTGACCTCCTATACCCTGGCGCAGCAGCAAACCATGGGCGCGATCCAGGTAACAGCCACGAACGGGCCGATCGACATCCGCGTGGGTGCCCCGGGAGCAGCTTCGCCGAACGTCGGGATTCTCTACCAGGACGGCGCCACGGGGAACTTGAAGTGCGCGGTTCTCAACTCGGCGAACCTCGCCAGCAATTCGACGTTCACGATCCGCACGACCGCGGGCGTCGTGGTGACGCCCAATCTCGCGTTCGGATGGCTTCAAGACCTTGGCGCGTCTGGGAAGTTCTCCGTGATGATCGCCGACACCACCAATGGCCTGAGAACACTGTGGGACCTCCCCGCCCCCGGTGGCGGGTTCTCGAACGCCACCGCAACGCATATCCTCGACGGTGGTGCCGTTGGAGCGCCGTCGGGCTCGACGCCTGGCATCCGGAACATCATCGGCACGACGACGAGCAACTTCGCGACGGGAAACTATCGCGTGCTCTACGAGGTGACGGCGCCCAGCCTGACGACGCAGGCGAAGATCAAGGTCGCGCTGGTCTCAGGTGGCGCGACGCTCGGGACGGACGTGCAATATCGTTCAATCGGACTGCGGTCGAAGTTCTGGCAACAGTCGACGAACTTCTACTTCCTGGGAGCTTTCGACGGCGCGACCCAGCGGGCTTACTTCGTCTGTGCGGTCGCGAACGATCTGACCTTCACGGCGACCACCCCACCTGCGCCGCTCGCAGTCGTGTTCCCCCGCGACGCTGGAGGACTGACGGAGTTTGTGAACGGCGTCGCCGACGTGAGCACCGGGCCCGACGGGGCGATCTACATCGGCGCGACGAGCGAGACGCGCACGGAGTCGTTCTCATCGGCAGGAACGGCAACCGGAGGAACGACGCGTGAGTTTGCCGTCGAGATCATCAGGGTTCGCCACCCGTCGACGGTTGAGACCGAAGTCGGGAAGCCGGCCACGTTCATCAGTTCGCTATTCGTCCCGGGGGGACTGCTCGGCCACTTCGACGGATCGACATTCGCAACCGCAGGCTTTCCGTACTTCCCACCGTCGGCAACCGCCGTGATCGGGGCGGCCGGCGGAAACCTCACCCAGAGTTCTAACTATGCTTGGAGGTTCGTGTTCAGCTTCACCGACCGAACCGGGCGGAAGTGGCGATCGGCCCCCACGGCGGCGATCACCGGGGCGACGGATGCATCTAAGTTCAAGTTCACGCTGACGATCGAAACGCTCCGGCTCATCGATCGCGGCCTGGTCTCTGGAACGTTCGGCTATCAGATCGAGGCATACCGGACGCAAGCCAATGCTCCCGGGGCCTATTTCCTGGTCGCTTCCATCGCCAACGATCCGTTGAACGACACGGTCACGTTCACCGACAACGTTGCCGATACGGCGCTCGGTGAGGAGCTGTACACCGACGGAAACGGCCTGGAAAACCAGTTGCTTCCGGCCGTGTCGAACGCGGTGGAGTACCAAGGCAGGTTGATCGTGTCCGAGTCAGGCCGGGGGACGATCTGGTATTCGGTCGAAGCCGACTTCGATCACGGGCTGATCTTCAATGAGGCCCTGACGCTCGACATCGGAGATCCGAACGACCCGATCACGGGCCTTGCCGTCGATGGCGAGCACCTGTTCGCCTTCAAAGAAGGGAAAATCTACGTCGTCGGCGGTGACGGTGCCGATGCCCTTGGCCGAGGTGCTACCTACAACTTCCGCCTGATCGACTCGGACACGGGATGCAGCAATCCGCAGTCGATCGTGTCTGGTGCTGAGGGTGTTTGGTATCGGTCGTCGACGGCGCGGGCTGGAATCTTCCGCACGACCGGCGGGAATCCCGAATACGTTGGGGCCGGGGTGAGGGCCTACAACAGCCTCACCATCACGAGCGCCGTCGTCATCAAGGACAAGACGGAAATCCGCTGGTACTCGCTCGAGGGGACCACGCTGATCTGGAACTGGACTACCAACACCTGGGGCGTGAACACCGCGCAGCCCTGCCTGTCGGCAGTCAACGGCTACAACGGCGTCACGGGCGTCGTTTACGCGCGGTCCACCGACGGCGCGATCTTGAGCGAGGCGACTGTTAGTTCGCTTTTCCCGTACGTCGAGGGAGGGGTGAACTACCTCGCCCGCGTTCGCTCGCCCTGGTACCGCCTCGGCGGCGTTCTTGGCGGATTCGGGAGAATCAAGCGGGTTCAAGGTGTCGGCGAGCAGCCGTCACCGCATCGCGCGTTGATCGCCCTCTATCGCAACATGGAGACGTCCCCGTTTCAGACGCCCACGATCGTGTTCGACGACTCGTTTCGGCCGCGATGGGACTGGGAGGTGCGGCCGGCTCAGCAGCCGATGTCGGTCGTGATGATCGAGGTGACGATCCTCCCCTGGCAACCGCCGAACGAGACGATCGCCGGCAACACGCTGGACCGCTACGACGGGATCGACCCGGAGATCGGGGGCGGGGACTGGTTTTTCACCAATGGTGTCTTCGGCCCCACGGATGTCGGCGGCACGGTGACGATCGCCGGCGGGCCGGCCGGCAAAAATGGCACCTACACGATCACGCGCGTCACCGATCCGCAGCATGTCGTGATGACGCCCACCCCGGGCGGTGGGACCGGGGCTTTCGGGGTGGTTGCCACGATCACATTCACCCCGCCGCTCCAGTACACCGCCGGCCCCGGAATGATGGGCGTCTCGCTCATCCCGATCTCCAAAGACGGGATGGACAAGCTCCCAGCAGCGCGGAGGGCCGCGTGACGGCGGCGCCCTTGTGAGCCCATGGCCTTCGTGAACAGCTCGACTGGCAGCGGCGGCGTACCGACCTACCGGGATGCGACGGGGGCGATCGGCCAGATGCAGGCCCTTGGAATCGGCCCCGATGAGGCGAAACGCCGTGAGCAGAAATACGGAGTGAACCCGGGTGGTACGGGATATGTGTCCGGCCAAGTCCCGCCCGCGCCGCCGTCGTCGGGACCGCCGGGCATGGTGCCGTCTGGGGGGGAGGGGCAGGGGTTCACGCGCCCGCCCGGCGCTCCAGCGCCGAACGCTTCCCTGGCAACGAGCAACGGCGCGGGCTGGAACGTTCCCGCTGGCGTCCCGGCGGCGCTGCCACCGGGCACGGGGCTTGGAGCTGGCGGCACGACGACCCGCACCGGCGCCCTATCAGCCCCCGCCGGCTCACCAGGGGCCGCGCCGCCGCCGGTCGGCATCGCGTATGCCAGCAACGCCAACGCGGGCAACTCTCCGAACGCCGGGGCGGCGCCGGGGTCCGGGGTCAATTCCCAGGGCTACAACGTGGCCGGTCCCGCTGGTAGTGCTGCCCTGGGGCAAGTTCCCGTCCTTGGCGAGCTGACGTCGACGGCAACGACCGATCTATCACCGACCATCCAGGCGCAAGCCGCCGCTATGGGGTTGTCGGGCAACCTCAACCAAGAGCGCTACAACTACCGCCCCGGCGAGGCTCCGGCGCAAGACGTCGTCTCCCTGGACACGCAGCAGGCAGACCAGACCCGGGGCCGTCAGCAGACCGCCCTGGACGCCCTGACGGCAGCGGCGAACGGGACTGTCCCATCGGCGGCTGAAATCCAGCTCCGGGAAGCGGCGGCGCGCAACAACGCCGCAAACTTCGGGGCCGCGCGGGCGCTGGGAGGCCGATCCGCCGGTGGTGCAGCTCGAGCCGCGACCGTTGCGAATGCCGAGGCGAACAACGAGACGAACGTGGCAGCCGCCGCGGGCCGTGCCGCTGAGCAAGCGAACGCGCGGCAGGCATTGATCTCGGCGCTCGGAGGGGTCCGGGGCCAGGACATCGATACGGCGCAATCCAACGCGAACCTGCGTCAGCAGGCGTACGGCAACAACCTCACTTCCCAGACCACGGCGAACGCTCAGGCCGACGAGTGGCGCAAGGCCCTCCTGGCAGCCCAGCTCCAAGCCCTTGGTATCGGCACCAACGCCGCCGGTCAGACGGTCAACGCGGCGGCGAAGAACACCGAGGCGATCAACAAGAGCAAGGGCGGAATCCTCGACATGATCGGGAGCGCCGTCGGAATCTAGGGCCTGACGTAGAGGGTCGTCCCCAGCGTCAGCCGCGGGTATTCGGGCGTGCTGACGTCGATCGCGTAGCCGATCACTTCGATGTGGTTCGTCGTGATCGTCACTTGCGTATCCGTCGCCATCCAGGTTCCCGCGACGGTGTTCTCGAAGCCCGTCGGGTAGCTGGTCGTGCTGCTGTACCCGCCGTTGGGATCGAACGAGATCTCCTGTTGAACGAGTGCCGACAGCGCCGGCTCGTTGCTCGCCTTCATCCATGCCCCGACGATCGTGGGAGCTTCCGGAGCATCCGCGGTCATGTTGTCGCCGCATCCCACAACGAGCAGGGCCGCCAGCAGCATTGTTCTCATGGCCCCAGCGTGCCCCCAGTCGACGCGCCGCGCAACTGAACGGGGGTACAGGACCGTGACGGCCGCGCCTAGATGAAGCCATGGCCGAAGCCGATCCGCTGCTGGATGAGGACCTGACGAGAGAGGATCGGCAGACAGTTGCCGAAATCGAAGGCAACCAACCGCAGTCGGGCGAGGGACCGGAACCCGTCGACCTCGACGAGATCAACCCTGCCCCACCGGTTGCTCCCCCGCTCGACCTGACGCCGCCCGAAATCGGGTCCGAGGGCCCAACGCGGCAGGAGCCGATCCCCGGCATGCCGACCCCGGTTCCCGCGGCACCGGTCGAAACGCCGATGAGCGAGGACATCGCTCGCCGGCAGGGCGAGCAGGACAAGGCGAACGCCGCGATCAATGCCGCGACCGCCCAGCGCATGGCCAACGAGGCGCAGGCAGCCGACGAAGAAGCCCGCCTCGAGCGCGCCGACTACCTCCAGCGGCGACAGGACGCCGAAAAGGACCTTGACGCACGGATCAAGCAATACGAGCAAGCCCGGCTAGTCAATCCGCGGGAGCACGTCAGCACGAAGTCCCGGCTCGCTGTCATCTTCGGCGGGCTCGGGG